TGGCTTGTCAAGTGGCGGAGATTTCACATTAAACCAATCTTCAGCAGAAACTGTTACATTTAATGTTGACAGTACAGTCGTAAGAACAACAGGAGCACAAACGATTGGAAGTGGAACTAAAACTTTCACCGATGATGTTTACTTTAATGATTCTTGTTTTCAACCCTATCATAGTGTAGCAAGTAATGCTTACTATTATGATAGCTATTCAGGTAATAATAATTTAAGATGGTTTGTACAAGGTGCTAAGTCAGACATTATTAGATACCAACCATATTCTAATACGGAATATTGGAATGGCTCATCTTGGGTTGCTTGGAATAATACCACTATGTTTAATAACATATTGGATGGTCAGAAGTCTACAAGTTCGGGTGGGTCTATTACCAACACTACAAAGAAATTTAGGTTTGAAGTAACTGCTTCAACGGGGTGGCCTACAACGGCTATATTATGGATTGAAACATCGTGGACAGGATTTACTTATCCGGGATTAACTGTAGAGATAGAAGAGTACGATTACGCTACCGGAAGGTGGGATGTTAATGCAGGAGCAACATCAGACTTTGAAAGGTCAAATGGATTTACAAATTGGGGATTAAATGCTCACGTTATAAATTCTATTCATACAGGAGATAACAGAACAAGGTTTACTTTAACTTGGGGTGCAATACCTACAACAGGAAATTATACAACAGTTCCTCTATTAAATATTATGCTAACGTCTAACTTTTCAGGAGTTGACAATGCACAGGTCCCATTTACTGTTAATTATAATAAAGACCTTACAACAACAGGTGGAATGTATGCAGCAGGAGGTAATTCAAATGAATGGAACTCTGCTTATGATAATACAATAAATAAACTTGCAGTAACAGGAAATACAACTAAAACATTAACTGCTACTCAAGTAGATGGAGGTACATTAACTGCATCTTGGACAGACAACTCAGCTTCAGTAAGCGATAAAAAAATTACATTATCTGCAGGTTCAGGTATGAGTGGTGGGGGAGACTTTACACTAAACCAAACTACAGATGAAACAATCACACTAACAAATAACGACAAAGGCTCTTCTCAGGCAATATTTAAAAATGTTACTGATGGTGTGGGCACTATTAAAGCATCATCAAATAGCGACACTTTAACTTTTGTTGGTTGTAAAGGAACAAATGTAACTGTTAACCAAGAAGCAAGACAAGTTGAGTTTTGTGTTGATAGACAAACATTATCCGTATCAGGTCAAACACTTACCATTAGTGATGGTAATTCTGTAACAATGCCAACCAATACAGGACCGGAGGGTCCCAAAGGAGATACGGGAGCAGACGGTGCAAAAGGAGATACGGGTAGTCGAGGACCAATAGGCTTGACAGGACCGGAGGGTCCTCAAGGACCTAAAGGAGATACAGGTGACCAAGGTGTTAAAGGTGATACCGGAAGCCAAGGTCCAATAGGTTTAACAGGTCCACAAGGACCGGAAGGACCACAGGGTGACATTGGTAAGACCGGTGACACAGGTGCTAAAGGTGATACAGGTGCACGGGGTCCAATAGGTTTAACAGGACCTGAAGGTCCACAAGGACCAAAGGGTGATACAGGAGACCAAGGGGTAAAAGGAGACACAGGTGCTCAAGGACCGATAGGATTAACCGGACCTGCAGGAGCAGACGGAAAGAATGGTGCACAAGGACCTGAAGGTCCACAAGGACCAAAGGGTGATACAGGTGCAGCAGGAGCAAGAGGTCCTATTGGACTAACAGGACCCGAAGGTCCTAAAGGAGATACAGGAGATACAGGACCGGCAGGTGCTAAGGGTAGTACCGGAGCAGTTGGACCTGAAGGACCTGAAGGACCGGCAGGTGCTAAGGGTAGTACCGGAGCAAAAGGAGATACGGGAGCAGTTGGACCGGCAGGACCAAAAGGTAGCACCGGAAGTGTAGGACCGGAAGGACCTGAAGGACCGGAAGGACCTGAAGGACCTAAAGGAAGCACAGGGTTAACGGGACCGCAAGGTCCGCAAGGTCCGGCAGGAGCAAAAGGAAGTACAGGCTCAATAGGACCGCAAGGTCCGGCAGGAGCAGATGGTAAAAATGGAGCAACAGGACCGGAAGGTCCGGAAGGTCCGGCAGGAGCAAAAGGAAATACAGGTAGTACAGGACCGCAAGGACCTATTGGATTGACAGGTCCGCAAGGTCCGGCAGGAGCAAAGGGGACAACAGGAAGTACAGGACCTCAAGGTCCTAAGGGAGATACCGGTAGTACAGGACCCCAAGGTCCACAGGGTGCAACCGGCTCAAAAGGTGCAACAGGAGCAACAGGACCTCAAGGTCCCGAAGGACCTGCAGGAGCAGATGGTGGTGGTGTTATCTTCCTTAACGGTACAGAAACAAAAATTGTTAGACAAGATTTTTATACAGAAGGTAAGACTACATACTTGCAAATAACTTTTGACGATGGAAGTACAACTTGTATATTGTTAACTCGATGTGAGTTTTAATTGCAACAGAAAATTTCATATCTTTGTAACTAATAATTAATTTAATATAAATCAAATGGCAAAAAGTAAAAAATTGACAGAACAAGAACTTACACAAGTTCAATCAATGCTAAACGCATTTAATCAATTAAAGATGCAACTTGGAGATGCAGAACTACAAAAAGTAGCACTCGTTAAAAAGATTGACACTTTAAAATCTGATTACGCAGCAGTAGAATTAGAACTATCTAAAAAGTATGGTGAAGATTCTCAAATTGATGTTCAAACAGGAGAAGTAAAAAAGAAAGAAGAACTAACTAAAGTAGAATAATGGCAAGAATAAGTACATATGCAATAGATGGCATCCCAACAATTCACGATAAAGTAATTGGTACAAACGTTGATGATGCTGATGTTACAATGAATTATACCATTGGAGACATTATTGCATTAGTACCGGGAGGCTCAGCTTCCGTTCAGTCATTAAATACTCTTACGGGTGAATTAAACTTAATTGGAGCCGGAGGCATTAGTATTAGTGCTTCCGGAACTGACATTACTATTACAGGCAGTAGCAGTAGTGGTATTCAATCTATTGATGGAGCAACCGGACCTGATATTGATTTAGCAGGTAAGGGAGGTATTACAATAACTGCAGTAGGGAACTTAATTAACATAGATGGTTCAGGTGTCTCAGGAGGCAATCCGGGAGCACCTACCCTTGGAGTTCAATATAATGATGGTAGTAACTTTGCTGCAGGTGATTTTTTCACAGTAGATTTAAAAGGATACGCAAACCCTGCAGTTAACATAGGTCAAGATGGAGTCCTAAAAGGTCAGTTAAATATATTTGCAGGAAGTGGTGAAGGCTCGTTTTTTGGAGAAACAAGATATTATGATGCAATTGGTTCGGGTCAATATGCTTCTTGGGCATCTCCGGGTCAAATATTAAAACAAAGCTATGCAGTTGCTCTACCGGAAAACGAACCGGCAACAGGTCAAGTATTAGTTATTGATAAAGTTGCAACCCCAACATCTCCTTTCACATCTCTATGGTCTACCGTAGGTGGTAGTGGTGCTGATGAGAAATTTAAATATGATGCAGCAGATACTCAGTCGGGATATTTTAGTGATAAAGTAATCGTAGGTGGAGGTCTATCAGGTTCAGTTAATACAGATGTAAATGGTGTTAAAACATTAACCATAAGTGCTCAAACATCTCCTACAGTTAATAGTATTAAAGTAGGAAACGATACTGAAGCAGGACTCTTTGAGTTTACAGGTTCAGGTGTTACTATGAACAACTCAAGTAGTCCAACTGTAATTAATTTTGATTCAGGAATTACAGGGGTTATAGGACCGAATGCATCTGTTGTAGGAGATATAACACTTAACGGTGCTTTAGTTTCTCAAACCGGAAATACATTTTCATTTGATTTACCAAAGAGTGGTATTGTAACAAGTGTTACGGCAACTGCACCTATTAAGAGTAGCGGTGGAACAACACCGGATATTAGTATGAGTGCAGCTTCGGCAACAGATGATGGGTATTTATCATCAGGAGACTTTGCTACTTTTAATAGTAAACAAGATGCCTTAGTTAGTGGCACAAATATTAAGACCGTTAATGGAAACAGTCTTCTTGGTAGTGGAAATTTAGCTATTACTGCTACTGCAACACCGGGTGGTGCACCATCTAATGTTCAATTCCATAATGCAAACGGATTATTAGATGGCGATACACAATTTACTTATAACTTAGATTCAGTTAATAAAATTGCTACGGTTAAAATAGGTTATGAAGTTTCTCCATCTGAAACTTATGGAGTATTAAGGCTTGACGGAAACAGTATTAGCGAAGGTGGTAGAGTTGAATTTAGAACAGGAGGAAGTAAATCAGGTGTTCCACAAACAGTTACTGTTAAAGCACCGGATGCAGGTGTTGACCAAGTGATTTCATTACCTGAAACTTTACCAACTCTACAATCTCAAGTATTAGCAGTTAAAAGCATAAATGGTTCAGAGGTTCAAACACAATGGGAAGTTTCTTCAGGAGGTGGAGGAGTAACCTCAATAGTTGCAGGAACAAACGTAAGTATTAGTCCTGCTTCAGGTTTAGGTGATGTTACAGTTAACAGTACACCTTTTCAGATGAATAAGGTTATTGAAGATGCAGAAAGTGCTACTCAAGCAATTAGTCCCGGTTCAGCAACTCAGATACTTTTTGGTAAAGGACAAACAACTCCTGAAGTAATTATTTCTCCCTCAGGTGATGTTACATTTAATCTTCCCGGAAAGTACATTATTAATATAGGTGTTAATGTTGCTAATCAAGATATTACAACTCAATATGCTGCATTTACTGCAACAATAAGTGGTGTTCCTTATTTACAAACTTGGATTCAACAAGTATCTGATACAGTAGCTTCAGGTTGGGAAGTTAGTTTTCCTTTAGAAACTACAGTTGATAATGTTAGAATGCAGTTACTCGCAACAATGTCTAATCTTCAAGGAAGTGCACAAGCAGTAACAACAGGTGTGGGAACTATGCCTAATGCACCAAGTTCGTGGATTGCTATTCATAAATTAGCGTAATGGATATTAGAAAAATTTCTATAGGACCTGATTATAAGTCAGGAGCAATGCATTATATTGTAGGTCAAGCAGTGTTAAATGGTAATTATACAATTCATTTAATTAAGTTTGTAGAAGAGTCTGATAGTATTTTAATATACATTCAGAATAATGATGAAATATTATTATGGAAAGAGTTCACATCTATGATGCCTGTCTCTATTGAGTACAATATAAATTTTCTGTAATGACAGATAATGAAAGAAAAGAACTAACAGAAAAAGTAGAAGTTCTTAAAAAACAAAAAGAAAGTATCTCTGATTGGATGGAACAAATGTCAGTTGCTGATGAGATTCACAATATTGAAATGAAATTAAATGGAGTCAAACCAACTGATTCACACATAGACTGTATTGGTTGTGGCTCATAAATTAAATTATGAAATCACCTTTTGCTTTTATTGTAAAACCTTTAAAGGGTAAGCGATACAACAATACAAAAGAAATGTCCGGATTGGACATTATTATAAGTACATCTGAAGAGGATTTTCGATTTGCGAATCGAGAAGCCGAAGTAATAGAACTCCCCCTTGGATATAAAGGTCCAATAAAGGTGGGAGATTTTTTATTAGTACATCACAATGTTTTTAAGTTCTACAATGATATGAAGGGTGCAAAACGAAGTGGTAAAAGTTACTTTAAGGATGATTTGTTTTTTGTAGAAAAAGAACAATTTTATATGTATCATAATGGCACACAATGGAATGCCTGTGATAGATACTGTTTTGTCAAACCTGCTCCCGTTGAAGAATCATATGTATACAAACCTTTAAGCGAAGAGCCTTTAGTAGGTATTATGGAATACCCAAACGATTATTTAAAATCTAAAGGTGTCACAAAAGGAGATAAGGTTTGTTACAAACCCAATAGTGAATATGAGTTCATCGTTGATGATGTTAAGATGTATAGAATGTTTGACCATCAAATCGTTATGTCAATATGAATGTAGGAATATTTGAAGATGTAATAAAGGATGTAGAGTCTTATGTTCAGGATGTAAATGATTTTGGATTTGAAGATGTTAGTCTTGATGAGGGTTTGTTTAAGAATATACAGATAAGACCTGTAGATGAATTTGTTCTGTTTTTAGAAAAAAAATATCCATCTTATGAAGCAGTTTTAAATTTCATTAGACGTTCACCTAAGGACCAAGAAGAACCAAATTGGATTCATACAGATGAAATGATGGGAGACTTGACCGCTATACTTTACTTAAACACAGAGCATCCTGAAGAGGATGGAACTACGTTATATTATAAAGGAGAAAAAATGTGTATCTTGAGGTCAAGATATAACAGGCTTATTGTTTTTCCATCTAACCTTTATCATTCAAGAAATATTTTTGAAAATTTTGGTTATGCAGAAAAAGCAAGATTAATACAAGTGTGTTTTTTAAAAGAAATAAACAATGGATGATTTTCATAAATTTCTTGAAGAACAAAATATAGACTTAGAAACTCTTAATAATTATATTGACTCTCAAGAGTTTGAGTCACAAGCAGGACCTGTTGTCGATTTTGGTAATAATAATTATGAAGTTAGAAATTCAAGCATTGAAGGTTTTGGAATTTTTGCAACAAAAGATTTTAATAAAGGAGATGTTATTGGATATGGAACTCTTGACGGATGTAGAACTATAGCAGGTAGGTATACAAACCACTCTAAACATCCTAATGCAGGATTTTATTATTTTAGAGATAATGAAAATATGATACTGTTAGCAAACGGGTACATCGAAGTAGACGAAGAAATTGTTGTTAATTACAGACACCATACTGACACAAGAAAATATTATGAGTAAGTATATTTATTGGGAAGATGAATGGAACGAACACGATGGTTCGCAGATTCCAATTAGAAAATCTAAAAGATTTAAAAATGAAATCAAAAGAAATAAAATTAAAAATAATAGAAGCAGGTCACAGGGCAGTGGAACAACTGATAAAGGTGGCGAAGGAAGCGATTATTAAACAAGACCCTGAGGATGACCTTTCTGCTGATAGATTAAAGAATGCAGCAGCTACTAAAAAATTAGCAATCTTTGATGCTTTTGAAATACTTAATCGTATAGAGGCTGAAAAGGATGCAATAGATTCATTAGAAAAAGGAGCGAGTAAAACTGATACAAAACAAGGATTTGCAGAGAGAAGGTCTAAATAACTTATTTATAACCCTTAATGGTGTTGTACCAAAAAATGTTTTAAAGTCTAAGAACAAGGCTAAAACGTGGAAATATGGGTATGACACTAAGTATGAGTTTGTAGTTATTTCTAAGACAGGTCAGATTGGTGAGGTTATCAGTATAAGTGGATTAAAGATAGCGTTACCATTAGAACCAAAAAAGTGTCTTCAAAGACACAAAAACCCTGAAGAACAATATTGGGAAAGAGAAGACCTTCCTAAGCAATTAAATAAAATACAATCTATATTTCAATGGAATGAAATGTCATCTGAATTCAAAGACAGATGGGTGGATTATGTTGAGGAAGAGTTTGATAGAAGGGAGCAAGGTTTATGGTTTATGTCCAATGGTAAACCAACATACATAACCGGAGCACATTATATGTATCTGCAATGGACAAGTATAGATGTGGGTTATCCGGACTTTAGAGAAGCTAATAGAATATTGTTTCTTTATTGGGAAGCATCAAAGGCAGACACAAGGAGTTTTGGAATGATATACTTAAAGATAAGACGTTCAGGCTTTTCTTTTATGTCATCATCTGAATGTGTTAATACAGGGACACTTGCAAAAGATTCAAGAGTAGGTATATTGTCTAAGACAGGTTCTGATGCTAAAAAAATGTTTACAGATAAAGTAGTTCCTATAAACAGTAGGCTGCCGTTTTTCTTTAAACCTATTATGGATGGTATGGATAAGCCAAAAACAGAGTTGGCTTTTAGAATTCCTGCGGCAAAGATTACAAAGAAAAATATGTATGATACAACTAATGATGAGTTGTATGGGTTAGATACTACTATTGATTGGAAGAACACAGATGATAACAGTTATGATGGTGAAAAATTATTATTATTAGTCCACGATGAAAGTGGTAAATGGATAAAGCCTAATAACATTTTAAATAATTGGAGAGTTACCAAAACTTGTTTAAGGTTAGGTAGTAAAATTATAGGGAAATGTATGATGGGGTCCACATCAAATGCACTTGAAAAGGGTGGTGATAATTTTAAAAAACTATACACAGACTCTGATGTGGGAAAACGAAATGCAAATGGTCAAACCAAAAGCGGTTTGTATTCACTTTTTATCCCTATGGAATGGAATATGGAAGGGTTTATAGATAGGTATGGTATGCCCGTTTTTGACACACCGGAAGAACCTGTTGTTGGAATAGATAATGAATTAATACATCAAGGAGCAATTAATTATTGGAAAAACGAAGTTGAGTCTTTAAAAAATGACCCTGATGCATTAAATGAATATTACAGACAATTCCCAAGAACTGAGTCTCACGCATTTAGAGATGAAAGTAAACAGTCTCTTTTTAATCTAACTAAAATATATCAGCAAATAGATTACAATGATTCATTAATTATTGACCACCATATTACGAGAGGGTCATTGAGTTGGAAGAATGGAGTTAAAGATACTGAGGTAATATTTTCTCCAAATAATAGAGGAAGGTTTTTAGTTTCTTGGACTCCTAATAAGTCTTTACAAAACAGGGTTGATATAAGAAGAGGTATTAAGTATCCCGGCAATGAACACATAGGTGCATTCGGGTGTGATAGCTATGACATATCAGGTGTAGTTGGTGGTGGTGGCTCTAATGGAGCACTGCACGGGAAGACTATGTTTAGTATGGCTGAAGCACCAAGTAATGAATTTTTCTTAGAATACATAGCAAGACCACAAACTGCAGAAATATTTTTTGAAGATGTTTTAATGGCTTGTGTTTTTTATGGTATGCCCATATTAATAGAAAACAATAAGCCTCGATTATTATATCATTTTAAAAACAGAGGGTATAGAGGGTTTTGTATGAATAGACCTGATAAGGCATATACTAAATTATCAAAAACTGAAAGAGAGTTGGGTGGAATACCTAACTCAAGTGAAGCAGTAAAACAAGCACACGCTTCTGCGATTGAATCTTATATTGAAACTAATATAGGTTTTAAAGATGATATGGAGGTTGGAGATATGGTTTTTTCAAGAACTTTAGAAGATTGGGCAAAGTTTGATATTAGCAATAGAACTAAGTATGATGCTTCTATTAGTTCAGGCTTAGCAATTATGGCAACACAGAAACACCTTTATTTACCTGAGAAAAAAGTTTCAAAAATAAAGGTTAACTTTGCAAGGTATAGTAACAAGGGCAAATATAGCGAAATTATTAGATGAAAAAAGTAAACATAAATATATCATCTGCCGGATTTCCAAGTCAATTTGTATCTGATTCAGAGAAATCTACTGATGAATTTGGGTTACAAATAGGACAGGCTATTCAATACGAATGGTTTAAAAAAGACGGCAGTGGTTGCAGATACTTTAGTCAGTGGAGAGACTTCAATAGACTAAGATTGTACGCAAGAGGTGAACAAGGTACAGGAAAATATAAAAACGAATTAGCAGTTGACGGAGATTTGTCTTATCTAAATTTGGATTGGACCCCCGTACCTGTATTACCTAAGTTTGTAGATATCGTAGTTAACGGTATGCAGGATAGAGAGTTTAGCGTTAAGGCTTACGCACAAGATGCTATGTCTCAATCTAAAAGAAGCAAGTATCAACAAATGATTGAAGGGCAAATGGTAGCTAAACCAATGCTCGAAACTATACAACAGAAAACCGGTGTGAATCCTTTTACTATGGAACCGGATGAACTTCCTCAAACTGATGATGAGTTAAAGCTATATATGCAGTTGAACTATAAACCTGCAATTGAAATAGCAGAGGAAGAAGCGATTTCAACAATATTTGAAAGCAATAAATATAATGATATAAGAAAGCAGTTAGATTATGATTTAACTGTTTTAGGTGTTTCAGTAGCAAAGCACGAATTTTTACCCGGTGATGGGGTTAGACTTAAATATGTTGACCCTGCTAATGTTGTCTATAGCTATACAGAAGACCCACACTTTAAAGATTGTTTCTATTGGGGAGAAATTAAAACAGTACCAATTACTGAGTTAATTAAAATTGACCCAACTTTAACTAACAACGATTTAGAAGAAATATCTTCATATGCACAAAGTTGGTTTGATTATTTTAATGTAGCACAATATTATCAAAATGATATTTTCTATAAGGATACTGCTACGTTAATGTACTTTAATTATAAGTCTACTAAAAAAGTCACTTATAAAAGAAAAGTAAAAGATAATGGTAATGTAACTATGGTGGAAAAGGATGACACCTTTAATCCACCTGTTGAAATGCAGGAAGAAGGAAACTTTGAAAAAGTTCAAAAAACAGTTGACGTATGGTATGAAGGGGTAATGGTTATGGGTACTAACATTATTCTCAAGTGGGACTTGATGGAAAATATGGTTAGACCTCAATCAGCAACCCAACACGCTATACCAAATTATGTGGCAGTTGCACCAAGAATGTATAAAGGTGTTATTGAATCTTTAGTAAGAAGAATGATACCTTTCGCTGATTTGATTCAGATTACACATTTAAAACTACAACAGGTTATAGCGAGAGTTGTACCTGATGGTGTGTTTATTGATGCTGATGGACTGAATGAAGTGGACCTTGGCACAGGGAATGCCTATAATCCCGAGGATGCTTTAAGGTTGTATTTTCAAACAGGTTCTGTTATTGGTAGAAGTTATACTCAAGAAGGAGACTTTAATCAAGCAAGAATTCCTATAAAAGAGTTACAGTCATCTTCGGGTGCATCGAAAACTCAAATGCTTTTAAGCAACTACAATCATTATCTAAACCAAATTAGATTAGTAACAGGGCTAAACGAAGCAAGAGATGGAAGCACACCTGACCCTAACTCTTTGGTTGGGTTACAAAAGTTAGCTGCATTAAATTCAAATGTAGCGACAAGACATATTTTAGATGGAAGCTTATACATATATCGTAGTCTTGCTGAGGCAACTACATATAGAGTAGCTGACATTTTGCAATACTCTGACTTTAAAGAAGAATTTATAAACCAAATCGGTAAATACAACGTCTCTATATTAAGTGATATAAATGATTTGTATATATATGATTTCGGAATATTTATTGAGTTAGCACCGGATGAAGAACAAAAACAACAATTGGAACAAAACATCCAAATGGCTTTATCTAAAGGTGATATTAATTTAGAGGATGCTATTGATATTCGTGAGATAAAAAATCTTAAACTTGCTAACCAACTTCTTAAAATGAAAAGGGTTTCTAAGCAAGAGAAAGATGAAAAAATGGCTATGCAGAAACAAGCTATGCAGTCTCAACAACAACTTAAGTCTCAAGAGATGGCAGTTCAGGCAGCACAGATGAAAGTGCAAATGGAGACAAAAGCAAAAATGGAGTTTAGACAAGCCGACATTGCTTTTGAAATAGAGAAATTAAAAGCTGAAGCACAATTGAAATCTCAATTAATGCAACAAGAGTTTGACTTAAATATGCAATTAAGAGGTGCAGATGCAGAATTACTACAAAGCAGAGAGACTCAAAGAGAAGATGCAAAAGCAAAAAGAATTTCTCAAGCTAATACAGAACAATCCAAAATGATTAACCAACGTAAAAACAATTTACCTCCGATTAACTTTGAATCAAACGAGGATAGTTTAGATGGGTTTGACCTTGCAGAATTTAACCCAAGGTAACCGTCTAAAACTATAATAATTTTTGTGTAACTTTGTATAAAATTAAATTCAATTAAATATGGAAATAAAAGTAAGAGCAGTTGAGGGCAACGAAGAAAAGTCTATACAACAAGTTGAGCAAGAGTTGTTAGATAAACACGAAGCACAACAAAGTAACGAAACCACTCCTACACCTGAGACAGTAAGTGTAAAGGAAGAAGTAGTTTCTAAAGAAGAGCCTAAGGCTGCAGAGCCTGAAGCAAAAGAAGAAATTAAAACTCAATCCTCAGAGTTAAGCGAGGAAGAAGTTCTTAAATTTATTGGTAATAGATATGGGAAAGAGTTTAAGTCTATTGACGAACTCAATCAACAGAGAGAGGAAGAGCCTCTACCTGAAGATGTTTCTAAATATCTACAGTATAAAAAAGATACAGGGCGTGGATTCGATGACTTTGCAAAATTGCAAAAGAATTACGATGAAATGGAACCTGACAATTTGCTAAGAGAATATTTATCTGCAACAGAAAAAGGTTTGGATGCAGAAGATATTGAAGACTTAATGGAAGATTATCATTATGATGAAGATATAGATGATGAAAAATCCATTAAGAAAATAAAATTAGCAAAGAAAAAGACTATTGCGAAAGCCAAAGAGTTTTTTGAGAAGCAACAGGAAACATATAAAGTTCCTCTCGAGTCGAGAAGGGGTGATAATCCTGAAGTGGAAAACGAAGACTACAAGGCATATAAACAATACATAGCTGAAGCGAAGACAGTTAATGAACAAAACGCTCTTAAGAGTGAGGTGTTCACGAAGAAGACTGACAATGTGTTTAGTGAGTTCAAAGGTTTTGAGTTTACGTTAGACGACAATAAAGTTTATTTTTCTCCCGGTGATGCTGCTGAAATCAAAAAGAACCAAATGGACCCTTCTAACTTTATAAGAAAGTTTTTAGATGACAATGGGTTAATGAATGATGCAAGTGGTTATCACAGGTCATTAGCGATGGCGATGCACCCCGACAAATTTGCTAAGTTCTTTTATGAACAAGGTAAATCTGCTGCTGCTGAAGACACTATGAAGAAGTTAAAAAATGTAAATATGACGACTCGTAGTGCTCCTGAAGTATCATCAAAAGGAGGGATGCAAATAAAATCTTTAAGTAATGACTCAGGTCGTGGGTTAAAGATTAGGAACAGAAATAAATAACGTTTAAAAAAAAAAGTAAAATTATGAGTGTACAAACAACTCCCGGTTTTGACTTACAACCAAGTGCTCAAAGAGTACCGCTTAAGTCAAACTATATTACTAATTTTGATTTCTTGAATCAGTATCTTCCTGATACTTATGAAAAGGAATTCGAAAGATATGGTAATAGAACAATCTCCTCATTCCTTAGAATGGTAGGAGCAGAAATGCCTTCTAACTCTGACCTTATCAAATGGGCAGAACAAGGAAGACTTCACACTAAATATGTAGACTGTACTACTGCTGCACTTGCAGGAGATATTGAGTTTACATTAGCAGTGAATGATGCAGGTAACCCTGCTTTCAGTGCAAGTAACAGTATCGCAATCAGAATTGGACAAACTGTAATGGTGAGTGACAATGCAGGTGGTGGTTCAGTTAAATGTATTGTAACTGAAGTAGATTACGCAGCACAAACTTTCAAGGTTGCAACTTATCCTGATACAGGTATTCCTGTTGCAGGTGCGGCTGCGAAGTTTACTGTATTCATTTACGGTTCTGAATTTAAAAAAGGTACTCACGGAATGAAAGGTTCTCTTGAGGCTGATGACTTTATCTTCGAGAACTCTCCAATTATCATTAAAGATAAGTATGCAGTATCAGGTTCAGATATGGCTCAAATCGGTTGGGTAGAAATTACAACTGAAAATGGAGCAAACGGATACCTATGGTATTTGAAGTCTGAGCACGAAACAAGACTTAGATTTGATGACTACTTGGAAACTTCTATGATTGAAGCAGTTCCTGCTGATGCAGCAGGTGGTGTTGCTACTCAATCAGTAGTAGGTGCTGAAGATGTAGGTAACAAAGGTTCTGAAGGTATCTTCTACGTTGTTGAAGACAGAGGTAACGTATGGGGTGGTGGAAACCCAACCCTTCTTACTGAGTGGGATACAGTTATTTCAAGACTTGACAAGCAAGGAGCAATCGAAGAAAACGTAATCTTTGTAGATAGAGATTTCTCTTTCGACATTGATGATATGCTTTCTTTGCAATCTTCTAATGCTGCAGGTGGTGTTTCTTACGGTCTATTTGACAACGAAAAAGAAATGGCATTGAACTTAGGATTCACAGGATTCAGAAGAGGATATGACTTCTACAAGTCTGATTGGAAATATCTAAACGACCCAACTATGAGAGGTGGTTTAGCATCAGGACCGGTAGGTGTTGGTGGCTCAGGTAGAGTTAATGGACTTTTAGTTCCTGCAGGTTCTACTTCAGTATACGACCAAGTGTTAGGTAAAAACGCTAAGAGACCATTCTTGCACGTTAGATATAGAGCTTCAGAAACTGAAGACAGACGTTACAAGACTTGGATTACAGGTTCAGCAGGTGGAGCAGAAACTTCAAGCTTAGATGCTATGGAGGTTCACTTCTTATCTGAAAGAGCAGTATGTACTTTAGGTGCTAACAACTTCTTCTTATTCCAAGATTAAGATGATTATATTGGGGGAGTGTCTTTGAAGACACTCTCCCTTTTTTTAAACTTTAATTAAATTTTATAATAATGGCAAAAAAAACCAACAAGCAATTTGTAGCTAAGAGTTACAAGCTTACAAGAAACCGAGCACCTTTATCTTTTATGCTGCCGGTTAGACACTCCAAAAGATTTTCACTATTACATTTTGATGACAAAACAGGAACCAACAGGGAACTTCGTTATGCACGAAACCAAAAGTCTTGTTTTGTAGATGAGCAAGATGACAATGCATTGTTAGAACCTATTATTTTTGAAGATGGGTTTTTGCACGTTGCTAAAGAGAATCAAGTTTTACAAGAATTTCTTCATTATCATCCATTAAATGGAAAGAAGTTTATTGAAATGGATAAAGCTAAAGATGCGGCACAAGAGGTTGAAGACCTTATGGTGGAAGCAGATGCTTTAACTGAAGCTAAAAAACTATCTATTGAGCAACTTGAAAATGTATGTAGAGTATTGTTTGGCACTGATACCACTAAATTATCAACTGCTGAATTAAAAAGAGATGTATTAGTATTCGCAAGAAATAATCCTTCTGATTTTTTAGAGGTTATTAATGACCCTGATTTGAAATTTATGGGAACTATACAAAGATTATTTGACCAAGGCTTATTGACGACTCGTAAGAGCGGTAAAGAAGTTTGGTACAATACACCAACTAATAAAACCAAAATGCTAAATGTTCCTTTTGGAGCACAAGCTGAGGATATGGCAGGTTCATTTTTACAAAGTGATGATGGATTAGAAGCACTAAAACACTTAGAGGGTTTATTGGATTAGTAGTAATAATCACTTATTCTAAGAGAGGGGTCAGTTTTCTGACTCCTCTTTTTTTTTCATTATCTTTGTAAAAAAGAATGACAGATGATAAATTCAGTTAGACAAACAGTAATGTCGGTACTGAATAAGAATAACTACGGATATATATCCCCATCGGATTTTAACTTATTTGCAAAACAAGCACAGTTAGATTTATTTGAAGATTATTTTTATTCTTACAACTATCAGATTAACAAAGAGAATGCTCGTAAATCAGGTACGGGTTATGCTGATATTACCAAAGGATTAGAGGAGGTTATTGACACATTTTCTGAAACTCTACCTTTAACTCAAAGTGTTGTAAATACTAATGGGTATTTTTTGCCATCTCTATTAACCACTAATAATGATTACTACTTAATTAATAAAATGCTTATTAATAATAAAGTAATTACAAGTGGAACCACTACAAGTAATGTTGGTGGTCAAAATAAAATAGTAGATTCATCGGCAGACTTTAACGCAGATGGTGTAGAGATAGGAGATATAGTTGGTGTAGAAATAGGAAACATTGCTTACAATTTAGTTGTAACTGCGATAAGCACAACGGGTGATGCTCTCACTGTTACTCCAAATGTGGTAAGTACATTCCCACTTAGATATACCGTTTTTAAAGGAAGAACAGTAAAGGAAGCAGAAAAAGTTCCGCATAGCAAAATAACTATGCTTAACAACTCTATTCTTACTTCTCCGAATCTAACATACCCGGCTTATACGCAAGAGGCATTGGTGGGTGATATGTTTCCTTATACTATAAACAACCCGGGTCAAGTTATATGTCAATACATAAGGTTCCCTTATACACCAAATTGGACATACGTTACATTGATTAATGGAGAACCTTCATTTGATGAGAGTGCTGCTGATTATCAGGATTTTGAATTACCAAACGATGATGAGGTTAATTTAATAAATAAAATACTGCAATATGCAGGTATGTCTATAAGAGAAATAGGTGCAGTTCAATTCGCTCAGGCTGAAGAACAAGCCAATAACCAAGAAGAGAAATAATTATGAGTTATATATCACAATATCAGTATTATGAAAATGGGGGACTACCTCCTGAAAATGCAAATTGGGGTTCATATCAATATGTCTCTCTTGAAGATATAGTTAACAATTTTATGTTAATGTATGCAGGAAATCATAACTTGATAAACAACGAAGAAAGATTTAAAGTTTTGTTTCACGCAAAAAGAGCGATTCAAGAACTGAACTACGATGCATTTAAAGAAATAAAAATATTAGAACTAAGTGTCTGTGACACATTGAGATATGTTCTTCCATCAGACTATGTGAATTGGGTGAGAATCTCTTTGTATAGAGATGGCTTATTAATGCCTCTAACAGAAAATATTCAGACTAATTGGTCCGGTGCTTATTTACAGGATAATGAATGTAGAATATTGTTTGACTTAGACGGTAATGCTTTATCTCCACAATATTCAGATTTAGATTACGACAGAATAAAAGGAACTAAACAAAGCATATACTTAAATCAAAACTCAGAGTATTATGGAAAAGCAGGTCATTGTGTAGATGGTGCTTGGTACTTTGAATATGGAATTGGTGCACGTTATGGTTTAAATACAGAGACTGCAAACGCTAATCCTACTTTTAAAATTAACCCCAAAGGAGGTGTAATTAATTTTAGTTCAGGTATGGCAGGTGAGTTATGTGTTCTTGAATATGTTTCTGATGGTATGGAGAATGGTGATGATAGTTTAGTTACAGTGAATAAATTATTTGAAGAGTTTATTTATGCATACATTGAGTTTGCAATACTTAGCACTAAACTTAATACTCAAGAATATATTGTTGCAAGAAAGAGAAAGCGTAAAGCTGCACTCTTAAGAAATGCAAAAATTAGAATTAGTAACATACATCCCGGAAGACTATTGCAAAACTTAAGGGGTAGAGATAAGTGGCTAAAATAATATGGCAAATATAACAAGAAACTTTACCCAAGGTAAAATGAACAAAATGGTTGATGAGCGACTCGTTCCAAACGGGGAGTACATTGATGCATTAAATGTTCGTATGGGTTCAACGGAAGGTGCTGAAATAGGGGTTATAGAAAACTCAAAGGGTAATCTATTAATAACCAATATTCAAGTTGATGGTGTTGCATTATCTGCTCAAGCCAAATGTATAGGTGCTTTTGATGATGGTGCTTTTGAAACCATTTATTGGATGATACACGACCCTGCATTTACTGATAGCAACACAGGTAAGTTGGACTTAATAGTTTCTTGGAATTCAAATAATAATATAGTTGTATATCACATTATTAGTAAAGACGATGGTGGCGGTGTAGATACTACATTAAACTTTAATGATGACTATTTATTTACAGGAGTTGATAAGGTAGAAAACTTGTTGTTTTTTACAGATAATTATAATCCTCCAAGAAAGATAAATGTACAAAAAAATTATGCAAATCCTGATGCAAGTGGGGTAGATGGATTTCCTGCAGAAGATATATTGGTTATTAAAAAACCTCCCACTCACGCACCTGATATTTTACTATTACAAACAGGTAGTCAGGAAAACTTTTTAGAGGAAAGATTTGTTTGTTTTGGATATAGATACAAGTATGATGATGATGAGTATTCGGCTACATCACAGTTTACACCACCTGCTTTTAACCCGGGACCTTTTCTGTTTTCCGGTGAGAGTTATCTTAATGAGGGTGTGGTTAATATTTATAACACGGCTTTAGTTACGTTTAATACAGGAGGACCTTTAGTAAAAGGGGTTGACCTTTTGTTCAAAGAGGCTAACAGTCCTGTTATAAAAATCATTGAAAAACTTGATAAGAATGACCAAGGTTATTCAGACTTTCAGGATGTAACATACTCTTTTACTAATAGTAAAATTTTTACAATATTACCTGAGGCAGAAGTTTTAAGACTGTATGACAACGTTCCGTTACTTGCTCAAGCATCAACCTTAATGGGTAACAGAATTATGTATGGTAACTATGTTGAGGGATATAATATGGTTACAGGAGACGGTAATCCTGTTAGACTTGATTATACAACAGAAGCAGTTTCAGAATCTTTTGATGACACAGACGTTGAAGGGGAATCTTTTAATGTTAACTACACAATAGATGGCTCTCAAACAATAAACGATGCAGGTTTAGAATATGACTTTCAAGGAGTTGATTTAGTAGAGGGTGCTACAATAACAGTGTTATGTACATTTGAACACGCATCCTTTAGTGGTGGAACAACACCTGTTGAAACAAATGAAGAACTACTATTTCAGTATACTTTCTTGCTACAACAAGATTATGCAAGTGTGTATGAATGGGGAATAAGCAGTATTACATTAGGTCAATTAGGTACTTCATTACCCGGTGGTAATATTCAGCCTATGGCTACTCGAGATGATGGTAGCACAATGACAGATGCTTTTAATAGATTATTTAAACCTGACTTAGACGGAACAGAACTTATTTATCAAAGCGGTATAAGTGCAGTAGAACAAGCTATTCAGCTTGATGTAACTCCGGGTTCTAATGTTGTTAAATTTAGATTTCCTGCTGCTCAATATGCTTCACCCGATATTGTAACACCTACAACCATAACAACTGAATATTTTAAAGCAGTTGATATAGAACTTTTATATAACAAATTAGGTTCAGGAGAAAGTCTACATAGTAATAGAGGGTATGAGGTTGGTATTATTTATATGGATGAGTTTAATCGTTCAACACCTGCATTGGTTAGCCAATATAATACAACTCATTTTTCCTGTGATGACTCTGATACCGCTAACAGTATATATGTTAATATACCAACATCACAAATTGCTCCATTTTGGGCAACAAATTATAAGTTTGCTATAAAGCCTGATAGAGAAACATATGAAACAATTTATTCAAGCATATTCTTTACCGACCCACAAGACAGTCAAACGTACTTTTTACTTCAAGGAGAAAACTCTCAAAAGATTACAGATGGTCAAAGACTGATTGTAAAGAGAGATGTTGATGGTCCAACTTCAGGTTGTGTATTTGCTACTGTTCTTGAAAAAGAGGCTAAGCAAAAAGACTTTATAGAGGTAGCATCCGAGGCAGACCCAACTACGAATCTTCCTATTCCTTCAGGAACTTATATGAAGATTAAGGCTAATTCGTTTGGAGTTCAACAAGGAGAGAATGCAGTTGTAGATTATGGTTGTAAAAGCAACACGAGAAAATCATCAGGTAGTTACCCACAGGTTAATTATCCGGTAAGCTTATCTCAGCCGGACCCTAATATTCCCGGCTCTACACATACAGATTACACCATTCCTGCAAACTCAAGAATTACTTTTGACATAGAGGTTAAAAGAAGAGGTTCGGGTAATAAGTGTGAGGGTAGAAGATGGAACTTAGAAAAAACTGCAGTTGCTTCTCAAGATTACGACAACTTTCAAGAATGGTTTGAGGGAGATAATATAAAAGATGTATTAGCACTTGGTGTTAGTAGTATTGGTAATCCGGGAAGTGGTTGTGATTTTGATACAGATTATGTAGGTACAACTACAGGTTCTCTTCCTCAAGATTTGTGTACAATATATTTTGGGTTTTTAAGAAACTCTTCTACAAACGAATTGTTTTTTCAGACAAGAGGTACAAGAGCGTGTGGTAGCAGTAAGAAAAGAAGGTCCTTTTTAAATGTTTGTATTACTGTTTTTAGAGCAGAGAATACTTGTGTTTTTGAAAGTGAGCCACTTGATGCATCACCGGATATTTGGTATGAGGGTTCAGAAACATTTAGTGTTATTAGAGGAAACAACATATGTAATTTCACAATAGAGAATGACGATATAAACGATGTGGTATTTGACTACATTGATATTTACGGGTCACCTCAGCAGGTTTTAGTTACGGGTAGTTCAGCAGGTTCAGGAACCACAATAACATTAGCTGCAGAATGTGGTAGTGTTAGTATAAACCCTTCAACACCACCGTTTGACCCGGCAGATATAAATATAGGTTCAACCCCAATACCGGCAGGTACACACTTAGGTAATATTCAAAACCAAGTATTGTCAACTAATCAACCTGCAATAATTGATTCAAAGTTTTTTAATTGTTATGCGTTTGGAAATGGTGTTGAAAGCTATAAAATTAGAGACAGTGTAATTGGCAAGGATTTTAAACTTGGGAATAGAGTAACTTCTACAGAGGCTATAGACTATTCAAGAGTTCGAAGAGGAGCAGATATTACTTACAGTGGCATTTACAATGATGAATCAAACGTAAATAGACTTAATGAATTTAACGGAGGATTACTAAACTTTAAAGCTTTAGAAGAATCATTTGGTCCTATTCAAAAATTATTTGCAAGAGAGACTGATGTACTAACATTGCAAGAGGATAAGATATCCTATGTTCTTCAAGGAAAGAATCTATTGTCAGATGCAGGTGCAGGTAACTTATTACAATCGGTCCCTGAGGTTTTAGGAACTCAAATAGCAAGAATAGAAGAGTTTGGTATTAGTCACAACCCTGAAAGTTTTGCTAAATGGGGTCCCGATAAATACTTCACTGATGCTAAGCGTGGTGCAGTTTTAAAACTCAGTGGAACAAGTTACCAAAACGACAGTCTTGAAACTATATCAGGATATGGTATGCGGACTTGGTTTAGAGATTTGTTTAACACACAATTTGAAACTCAAAAGTTAGGAGGGTTTGACCCTTATATGAATGAGTACGTTTTAAATTCAAATAAAGAATTAATTCCTGTGGAAAAAGAATGTGTGGCTTGTGGTATATCACAACAACTTACAATTCTTGCTTCACAAGATTTTGATGCTTGTTTTGAAATGGGAGAGGTTATAGGACCTGTTGAAATAGTTTGGGATGTTGCTCAAATCAGTGGAACGTTTGATGTTATTATTGAGTATAACGGTAACACCACAACCGTATCTAATGAGAATTCAAGTGGAAGTGTAGTTATTCAGAAAAATGTGATTTCAGTTACTGAAATAAATGTAACAATAAGTCCTACTAACGCAGTAACCTTAACTCTAAATGTTCCTTGTCCTGATGCAAAAACAATAACCGTTATAGAGGTTGTTGCCACAAGTGCAAATGAATCAGGTTTGGATATTCATACTCAGTTTAGATACGTTGATGGTACTTTTGTTTCTCCATTAACATCTACGTTAGTTCAGTTTGACCCGGGTGCAGGTAATCCTGTAGTTAGTTATTATAATGTGGTTTCGGGTCAGCAAGGTAATGGAGCAATTCCAACAACAGGTTCTACTGTAAAAATGTTATGGAACAAGTTTGTTACAGATACTGCAGTTTGGGATAACAATACTAATAAGCTTAGATATCTCAGAAGTGCTGATAACTTTGCAAACACACCACAATCAATAGCTGCATTAATACCACAGTGTACTACTTTGGTTACTGACACTTCGGGTCAACCAAATGTTTATACAGGTGAATTCACAATGCCGGGTGGTAGTGATGGAGATTATTTGTATTTAGTATGGGATTTAAGAAAACCAACTGCAATAGATTTATGTAAAGGTGACGACCTATTAGATGCTTGTTGTGGTTGTAATGAATCACCTGAATAAAATTAAATATTATGGCAATATATTACATAGACGGAACAACACTAAGCAACTCAACTGCGGTATACACAGACCCTACGTTGGCTAATTATGCACCTGCTGCTTTTTATTCAGATGGTGTGGTCTCAAGAGAGCAAGTCCCTGTAGGCAATGTTTTTGAATTATTACCTCCTCAAATTTGTCCTACTTGTGCTACTCCTTGCGGAACTTCTATAGCAGCATCAGGTGGTGAAGGTATTTATAGGTTAGACGTAGATACGGGAGGAACTGCTACAGATACGGGTGCTATAGTTGTAACGTTTAACCCTGCAAATGTACCTGACGGTATTAGAGTTATTTATGACGGAACAACTTACAATAAATTAAGTTCACCACAGTTTGGTTTGTTACAATCAGTAACTGCAGGAGTGCCAACATTCATAGGTTCAACCGGAAGTCAAGGTGGTTGTGGTGGTGCAATAGAAGGAAATTACAATCTTACAGTTTATGAATACTCAGGTTCTTCATTTGTTAATACAGGAAATTCTGAGACTGTAATTATAAACGCACCTCAAAACCAACTAACTGCAGGTGGTCCGGGTGATTGTATTATGGTTATACCAAAACCCAACCCATCTCCTACTGTTGTAAATGTAGAGGTTATAGGACCTTGTGGCGGAACTGCTTGGACTATTGATGTTAAATGTCCTGTAGAAATACCTAAACTTCTTGCAGGATACAACTCAAACCAAGAACAAGCTTGTGCTGAAATTTTAGACCAATATGTTTATCACGTTCCGGTAAATAGTCAATCAACTCAAAACAATGTGTTTGTTCACGATTATATTTTTGCGGATAAAAACGGTGCAGTATCCGTAAATGATGGGTGGTATTTACATCCTACCGGATACATCTATAGGGTACAAAGCGGTGTAGTTACAGACAAGCAAAGCAACTACTGTAATACTATTACATTAGAAGATTGTACTACAGGTCAACTTTGGACAATGAATGACAGATTTAACACTAATGTTGTCGGTGAGGTTATTCAGTATAAAAGAGTAAATTTAGTAACCCAAGAAGTTGAAGCAACTATTTACTGTGGTGAAATAACCTCTACAGGTAGTGGTGCAACAAATGCACAACAAGTAAGTCCAATAAGCAGAGCCTGTGATGACACAGTACACTGTCCATAAAATATAAAATATGAGTAATCAAGTAAATAAGGATACGATATACACATTAACCTATGATAATGGAGTTAAAGGATTTCCATCTTTTTATTCATATTATCCGGATTGGATGATTGGTATGAACAATTATTTCTATACGTTTAAGGGGGGTAATCTTTATCGACATAATACAAACCCTGTAAGAAATAGATACTATGGTATAAACTATCCATCTATAATGCAATCTGTATTCAATGACATACCCTTAGAAAATAAACTTTTTAAAACAATAAACTTAGAGGGTGATGATAGTTGGGGTACAATATTAATTAGTGACCAACAAGACGATGGCTTTATATTAAAAGATTGGTACGAAGAAAAGGAAGGTGCTTATTTTGCTTTTGTTAGAAACAACGGAACAACACCGGCTCAATTAAGCGAGTATGCTTTACGTTCTTTAAATGGTATAGGTACAAGTGCAAACATTGTTGTGACAGGTTCAACCACAACTGTTTCTTTTCCTGTAACTATGCCTATAGGTAGTATAATATCTGTAGGTTCTCCACTAAACAATGACGGTGATATGCTTTATTTTGGTGCACCTTTACCAACATTATTGGGTAGAATAATTGAGGTTAATCAAGACTTTCCTGCAGGTATAAATAATATAGTTGTAGACAACTCAATAGGTGTTCCTGCTCCGAGCACAACTGAATATATTTTGTATATAAAAAACTCAGTTGCTGAGTCTCACGGAATACTTGGACACTATGGTGTATTTACGTTAACTAATAATAATACAGATAAGGTTGAATTGTTTTCAGTAGAAAGCGAAGTAATGAAATCATTCCCTTAAATTTCTTATCTTTGTTGTTGAATGATATTTGATATAAGACCACTTAATTCAGATGATTATGACACCATCCTTGTAGATTGGTGGAAAGATTGGGGGTGGACACCTCCTCCAAAAGACTTTCTACCTCAAGAAGGAACAGGTGGGATGATGGTATTAGACCCTGACGGAACACCAATTTGTGCAGGTTTTATATACATAACTAATTCGAATGTAAGTCTTATAGAGTTTATGGTGTCAAGTAAAAAATATAGAAAAAAACCACATAGAAAAAATGCTATGGGTTTGTTAATTGAAACGTTAACAAATGTAAGTAAAAGAAATGGTGCTAAATATTGCTACTCTTTGTTAAAACATAAATCTTTAATGGGCACTTTTGAATCATTGGGATATGTTAAAGGAGATTCTAATACTTATGAAATGATAAAAAATTTATAAATTATGGCAGCAGCAACGGCAATAGCAGCAGCAGGTTTAGCAGTATCCATAGGAACTACTGCGGTATCCTTCTCTCAAGCAAGTAAACAAAGAAAGGCTCAACAACAAGCAGAAATTGATGCAGACAAAGCAATGGCAGAAGCAAGAGGAAAACTCGATGTAAATTTTGCAGAGCAAATGTCTATCAAGAAAGAAGCTTATGATAATGAGCGTGAGGCTTTATTAGTACAGGGTGCTATGGCAACTCAAGCAGGTATTGAAAGTGAAAGAGGCTCGGCTGCTTCTGCAGGTAGAGTTTATGCTGCACAACAGGCAGGACAAGCACAGGTAAGAGGTGCTATGGCTGATGAGATGACAAACATCGAAAACGCTATTATAGAAGAAGATTCAAGGCTAAGAGATTTAGATGTAGCATTAGATTTAGAAGAGGTAGCAGGTAATCAACAAAAAGCTGCTGATGCTCAGAGAGCAGCAGAGATGGCTAAGCAACAAGGTATTCAAGGTGTTATGAACACTGCACAACAAGCAGCAGCGTTTATTCCTTTATATGGTCAGAACACTGCAGCACAGAGAGCGGCAGTTGGTCAAATTGATAGCATAGATGCCGATGCATTTGCAAAAGCAGGGACAGGAGCAACCTTTCAAGATGCTCAAGCAATTGCTGCTATGAGTAACAAAGACTTTAGAGTGTATAAAAGAAGTCTAAGTGATGCTCAGAGTAATATGTTGTTTCAAAACCAACAATATATAAATGCATACTCTAATCCTTATAATGCATATCTTGGAAATACTGCTGCGGTTACAGGAGCACCGAAATAAACTAAAACTAAGAAATGGCAACAGCATATAAATACGTTGAAAGACAAGCAGAGGACAATATTAATTGGGCAGAAGTTGGTAGCAACTTTAATAATATGCTCAAAGAGGAGATGCGTGTCCGAGAGGAAAAGAAAGCTGCCATTGATGAAGCCTCAAGAGAATATCAGAGAGTTTTAAATAATGTTCCTCAAGGTGAAAACCAAGACTTAAATGGATTTGCAATTCAATTTTCTGATGACCTACAAAAACAAATGTTGATGCAAGAGACTTTGTTAAAAAGTGGTCAATTAAGTCCTAAGAAATACACGATGATGAGGCAAAACTTAACCGATGGAACTGACCAAGGTTTTAGTTTACTTCAAGATTATAATGATGAGTATACCAAAAAGATGGATATGCTATCGTCAGAACTTCCGTATGGTGAACAGTTATCTGAAATTGATTTGCAGATTATGGCAAATGTTGAAGGGTTCTCAAACTTTAATAATTCAAAATTAGTTATTAATCCCGAGACAGGTTTAGTGTCTATGGGCAAAATGATTGACGATGGTAATGGTGGAAAAATGCTTGACCCTAACCGAAACAATTTGGTTTCAGTACAAAATTTAAAAAACAGAATAAAAACATCAATTACTAAATATGATGTTGTTGGTAATGCTAAGGAATGGACAAATTCCTTAGGTCAAGATATAAAAGCAACTGTTCAAAGTATGGGCACAACATATACTGCAGGTGTTTTAAAAACAATTGAAGACATAAGACAAAGAGAAGGTGGCTATGCCGGAATGGATGACAAAAAATTAGCAGCACTTGCTGCAGAAATGGGAGTCAAGCCAAGTGATTTGAAGGCATTAAGTTTATGGGAAGAGTCTTCTAAAACTTGGGCACAAGGTCAATTGCAAAACGGCTCGTTTAACGGAGCATCTATCCTTATGGATTTTAACAAAGCCACTCCCGATGGTCAGCAGTATACAACCACATTTGATGAGGCTGATACTTTAGATGCTAACGGAAAGAGAAAGCAAAATGTAATTTTGTTGAAATCAGAAAATGGTCGTACTGTTACAGATATGACAGACGAACAAAATGCAGTTGCTGCAAGAACATTATCCGCTCAAGCAGAGATGCAAATTGACTACAAGGAAAAAGTAGATACAGAAAGAATGAAGTTTGAGGCAAGACCTAAAACTCCAACCGAAGATGCAAATGCTAAAAAAGTCAAAGAAGACAAATCTGTAGTAGGTAACTTTGCTAAGCTTTGGTATGGTAATGATACAGAGGTTAAGGAGGCAGAAGATTTCCTAAGAGGTCTTAACGATAAAATCGTATCTTTTGATAGGGATGGAACAAGTGTTATTGTAGAGTTCGAAGACGGAACTACAGAAGAAATGAGTTTTACTGATGATGCAGGGGTACGAATAGACCAAGCTTCATTTATAAAAGGTAACGTAAATAAAATATTGTCCAACGACAATAAAATTACTGATGTAGATGCTACTCTTGCAAAATCTAAATTTGACAAAGACAGAGAGTTTAATGATAAATCAGTAGGATTTAGTGCAGGTACTGCAGCAGATACTCAGGAACCTCTTCAGAAAGCGTTTGAACGAGTTATAAAGGCAGAGAATCCTATTCCTGAAAATGCAATTATACTTGATGACAAAAATGCTTCTGTCCCCGGTGTACAAGCATTTGTAAATTCACTCCCGGGTCTTTCAGGTAACTATACTGTTAGAGCAGGAGGATGGGGTACAGATGATTATATTGAAATATTAGATGCAAAAAAGAATGTGGTGGTTAAATCTCCTGATTTTAGTTCAAGCTATCCACCTGATTCTTGGTGGCAATCTATTTATGATTTGTCTACTAATCAAACCTCATTGGAAGAGAAGGGTTTAATTACACAAGGAAAAAGAAAAAACATAAAGAGTACAACAAGAACAAGTAAGAAACAAGCAGCCGCCAACAATAACGCAGGTGGTGGGACATCAAGATAATATAAAAGTATGAATCCATTAGAAGGCAAAACAAAAGAAGAGGTTGAACAACTGTTAAGGGATTACATTACTACGGTTAACAACCCGGCATATAAAGGGAATATAGATGTAATAAATTCTAAGTTTCCTGAATTTAGTGGAATAGATGTTCAGGTATTACAGGACTATATTGCCACTTATAATAATCCGGAATACTCAGGAAATTACGATATTATAAATTCTAAGTTTCCTGAATTTTTTGCAGGAGTAAAAAAAAAAGACCAACCACAAGAAGATATGGTTTCTTCTTCGGAAGATGGTTCTTCGGATTTGTCCGACATTCCTGAATTTGACCCAAGTACATTTAGTTTTGACCCAACCGCACCGGGTGCTCCACAAGACACAAGAGAAGATGGTTATGTAAGTCCTATGTCTACCCAAAATATGGGTATGTATCCTGAGCAAAATGTTCTTGAAAGAGCACAAAACCAAATGGCAGCAGACTTTGCTTTTACGACAGAGCAAAGAAATAAAGATTTACCGGACCTAAGACTACAACAAGAGCAAGAGGCTAAAGCTAAAGAAATAGAAAGAGAGTTAAAGAATGCGGAGATATTAGGTGTACTACAAGACGAAACTTTTATAAATGAAATATCACAAATAGATGCTTCTCTTATAGATAAAGAAGAGGAAGAAGTTGTTCCTTTTTTAATAAAGAAATTTAAAAAATATGGGTTTAGGTTTGTTGAATCAGGTATTGGTGATAACGTTACTGTAACTGCACCTGATGGAAAAACTACAACTACAATTGATTTAGACCCGTTCACATCTGACGGGGAAAGACAAGGAGCAGATAAACTAAGAAACTTTATAAAAGGAAACCTTGGTGGTGCTGCTAAAAAACCTTTATCGTCTGAAGTTCAAAAAGCAATCAAAGCAAAAACATTAAGAAAGATTCCTTTACAAAACGAAGACGGAACAGTATCAACTGTTAAAATGACCTCGTTTGAAGAGGATGGTAAGCACAAGGTTATACCTATGCTGCATCCTGTTAATCCTGACCACTATACATCAGATGGAATGTGGTGGCATCAAGACTTAACTTTTGATGATGCTTTAAAATTGGCAAGAGAAAGAGATGAGGTTTTTGAATTCGACACCAAAGAAGAAGCAGAGGCTTTTGCTCAGGGCAGTTGGAAAGATGTGGCTACTGCAGAGGCAGAGATGGAAAAATACTATCAAGAGAGAGGTCTTGATTATTCTACTGAAAGAAAACTTTTATCTGATTATGACGAAGCTAAAGACACAGAAAACTTTTTAAGTGGTGCTCCGTTTAAACAAGAAGACCTTAGTCCTCAGGACCAAATAAAATATGATAAATTTTATATCAATGGTAGATTAAGGGATGATTCTTATGAACTTAAAAAGGCTGCTACAGAAAGAAGAGAAGAATTAGCAGATGCATATCTTGATGACGAAGCAATGTATGTTAGGGAAGAAGCAGACCTTTATCTTGAAAAAAGAAGAAAGGCTACTATTGGGGATGCAATAAAAATAAACGTTGCCGCAAAAGAAGCTGAACAAGCAATTGAAAATAAAAGCTTAAGATATTTTGGTGTGAAGCCAAGTGAATTAAGTCTTTACGAACCACAAAACGAAAGAGAGGCTGAGTTAAAAAAAGTTATTGAATTAGAGTATGGTGCTCAACAATACAAATCTCAGATTGCTGCAGATGCTTATAAAGAAGCTTCAACATACTATGATTTAAAGTACGACAAGTATGCTGAAAAAGAGTATGCTGAAAATTGGGAAGGGTTTCAAGTAGCCTTAGAGAACGGAACCAATATGGGTAAAGCAGGTGATTTAATTTTAGCCGCTACAATGTACCCGGGGTTTATGGATGGTATTGACCTTAAAGACCCTGAGTCTACTTCATTAATGGCAGAGAAGATTGTAGACTATATGAATCGAACTTCTGATAAAAGGTCAAGAGTTTTAAATAGATGGGAGAAAGCATCCAATATGGATGAGAATTGGGATGTTATTTTAGACGACCCATTTGAGTGGATGACATCATTAGCAGCACATAGTATCTCTATGATGTTGCCGTATGGTAAAAAGATTATTCCTATATCTATGGCTGCAGGTACTGCAACAGGGTTTGCCTACGGTAGTATTGTTCCCGGTGCAGGTAATGCTGCCGGAGCAGCAACAGGATTTACTTGGGGTACAAGAACAGGGTTTGCAGCTACTTCATTGGCAATGGAATATACCAACGCAGTTCTTGAGGCTATTACAAATCAAGGATACGATATGACAGACCCTGAGTCTGTGGCAAAAGCTTTGAATGACGAAAAAGTTTGGGCAGAAGGTAAAGAGCGTGGATTTAAAAGAGGTGTTCCAATTGCTATTGTAGATTTAATTACTGCAAAATTAGCAGGTAACCTTATAAGAGTTGGAAGTGTATCAGGAAAAGGAGCGAGAATTGCAGCTTTAACTGCAGAACGTATGATAGCTGACCCAATTGGTGAAGGCTTTGGCGAACTTGCTGCTCAAATAACAGTTGGTGATGATATAAACATCAAAGAGATAATGGCTGAGATGGGTGGTGCTATGGGTAACAACACATCTAATATGGCAATTAATCTTGCTATGGAAGCAAGAAGCAGAAACAACTTAGAGTTAGCATCAGCATTTACAGATATAAAGTTTATGTCTGATGAGTTGTCTTCAGGAACTAAGATTTCTGCTTGGGCAAATAATATGGAACGTCTTGGTCAGATAGATGCTGAGACTAATCAGCGTATACAAATGAATGTTGGTTTAAGAAAGACTGCAAGGGAACTGTTAAATAACACAGGAGCATTTTCAAGAATTAAAAGAAATGGCGAAGTAGAAACAAGAGTTATGGAACTTCTTGCAGCTAAGGAAGAAATGTCATCAACACCAAATAGAAAATCAATTTTCAGTAATAAGATTGGTGAAATAAATAAAGAGTTAGAGGACATAATTACTACTCGAAAAACAAGACCACTAAACGAGCAAACTATTCTTGCAGGTACAGGTGTTTTTTCTATTGGAGAACAAGCAAACGTTTCTGATGTAAGAGAAGGGTTACCGTCTTATAGAATTAAGAAAAATAGATTTGGAAGATTACAACAAGTTTCTAAAGAAGAGTTTGTTAATTTTATAAATGGACTTAGTCCTAATGAGTTGCTTCGTATGAGTGCAACTGTAGATAATGATGATGAGGTATCTAAGTTAGTTTCTCGAAAGTTAGTTGAAGCAAATATTCAAGAAGCAAGAGGTGGTGCTCAAACAACTACGGAAACTGAAACAGAGGTAAGAGATACACCTGAAGCTGAAACAGAGGTAAGCGAAGAACAAAGTGAAGTTCCTACAGAAACAGGCATTGTTCCTACAACAACAGAAGAAGTGTCTTCAAAGACACAAACTGAAGAAACCACTCCGGCATTGCCTGAGGGTACTCAAACAACTCCTGCTCTTAATCAAGGTCAAGGTCAAGCAAGTGTTGGTGTTATAGAAGAAACAAAAGAAACAGAAAACCAACAAGCAGCAGAAGACTTTGAGGCTTCACTAAAAGAAGAGGAATCAGGTAAAAAACCAAAGGTAGATTTCAGATTAGAGATAGATGAGACTACTGATGAAAATGCAAAGCAAGAAGCTGAAGATGAAGTGACCAATGCAATAAACGCAATGGAAAGTCCAAACGTTGATGTTAAGATTACACCTGATGAAATGACATCAGAAAAGATTGATGTTGATGAACTAAATAGTAGAACAGATAAACCACTGAAGATTACTAATCTTAAAGTTGTCAAGGGTGTTCCTACTATGTTTAGTATTACAGACCAACTAACAACAGGAACCGTTACTAATCCTGTTACGGGGAATGTAATTGAAGACCTTAAGGGTGCGATTGGTTTCAATGGAACTGTAGGCAATGAACAAGCAGCTTGGGCAAATGTGGAAGAGAAAGAGGCTCAGACTATTATAAGAAGAGCAGAAAAAATCTATCAAGAAAACCAAGAAATATTTAAAGATTTTTGGGCAAAGAATCCTGAGTACAATGGTTTGGTTCCAATGAACATTGTTAAGATGGGTCAAGATGCTATGCAATCTAACGAAGCAGTTGTAAGAGTATTAGCAGATAATATAGGTACGTTGCCTAAGAGAAACAGAAAGTCAGCAGTTCGTGTTTTAAAAACACAGATGAAGCAGGACTTAGTTAATTTAAAGGCTAAACCTAAAAAGAACGCTACTGATAAAAAGAATATTAGAAACCTAACTGACCTATTAAAAAGATTTAGAGAAGGCAAGGTTGAAACAATGGACCAAGCACTTACTCCTCAATTTATAGAGAATATGTCTCTACCTATGAGAGCAAAGTTGGTTGGATACCTAACCACAGGAGTCATTCAGGAAGCTAAGGGTAAAGAAAAGAAAGTTGGAGGAGTAACTAAAAGCACAAAGGTTACAGTAAAAGAACTTTTGAAAGGTGTAGAACAGGATGCAGCTAAATTAAACTTGGCTCAGATAACTAATTTACTTACAGACCCACAACTAAAAAACGTACCTATTGGTAACGTTGTTGCGTTGGTTGGTGTTGATGTTTTAAATCCGGGTATCATAGAGACCACACATCCTAATTACAAATATGGTGTTAGAGGAAAGTCAATTGGTATACTTGAAAATCCACAATCAATGGAAACGGTATATCCTAAAGCTTTCGAAAAGATAATGGCTAAGATGATTACCTCTGAATCAAGTGGTAAAAAGTTTGCTGCTAAAACAAAAAGAACTCAAACAACAGGTGTGGGGATTGGTGTTCCGGATAAAGATTATATTGGTATTATGGCAGCCATCAATCCTGATGAGTCTACCAAACTAAATGCATTTATGAACTTAGCGTTCCCGTCTGTAGTAATCAATTCAGACGTAGATACATTCAACAATGTAATGTCTCAAGACAACGTTAGAACGTATCTAAGAGGTGATGAAATTATTTATGGTGTAACAGTGGATGGAGATATTTATATCAACCCTGAGGTGCACGAAACCAAGTCTTCCTTGTACAATACATCTATACACGAGATGGGTCACGTTTGGACAGACTACTTACAGACAACAAAGAAAGGTAGAGAGATTTACAAGAGGGGTGCTGAGGTTGTTCAAGAAACTGATGAGTTTAAAAAACAACTTAAAAGATTTGATGGTGATGTAGATAAAGCCACGAGAGAAGCTATGGCTATTCTTATTGGTAATAAAGGTGAGACAATAGTTAATGGTTCTATCAAGTCCAAGTTCAGCGAATGGTTGATTGGTATGTGGAATTATATCAAGTCTCAATTTAAAATGTCTAAAGACCTGTCAGCAGAAGAGATTCAAAACTTAACACTTGATGAATTCTTAGGTACTGCATTAGCAGATATCTTTGCAGGTAAGCCACTGAAGATGACAGAGGCTCAAACAAAAGCTTTAAAAAACCCTGAAGCTATGTTTAGTTCCGGGATGAGTATAGATAGTATTATTCAGAAAGGAAGAGACCAAGGTATCCCTGATGAATCAATTAGAGTAGTGTTAAAAAACAGAGGCTTTAGTGCAACTGATATCAACAAGGCAATGGTGGTAAACATAGGATTAAGAGTTCCTATGCCAAGAGTTTTTGGAGATGTGAACGAAGGTGCAAAAGTTGGTTTTAGATTATTTAATAATGTAAGAACTGCAGTAAATAAATTTGCATTTGACAAGACGGGAAGAATTAAAACTTTTTCTGAGATAAGAGAAAAAGCATTTGATACTTTAAAAGCCGACCCAATATTTAAAATTCAAACTGAACAATTACAGAACGAGTTACTTGTTGCATTTGATAGAGCACTTGGTATTAGAGGAAATGCTAAGGTTGCAAGAGAAATAAATAACATTAAGAAAAATCTTAAGCAAAGAAAGATAAGTGCAGATAATCTTACAGATGCACAAAGAAGAATGAGAATGATTATTCGTAAGCTTCTACCTGCAGGTAAGAATTATTCTAAAACAGTAATCAACAGATTGCTAAAAACAGTCAACACAACTACACCTAAAAACTTCATAGGTAAAATGTCTGAGGTTTTAAAAGAAGTTGAGATTGAAAGAAATAATGAAAAGAACAGAGTAATAAAAGACATCCTAACTATAGTAAAAAAGAAAGCAAGAAAATCTAAAACATCTTCAGGCAAGGTAAGAGCAGCAGGGTTAGATGCAATAGGTCAAGCCTATTTCTCTCAAGTAAAAGAAGTTTTGGATGCAGTAATGAAACAAGACTTCGAAACATTACAGGAATTAGCAGATAGCGTTAGAGACGAAAGGATTACAGAAATACTTCAGAAACAAGAGGAAGGTAAGAAGCTTACATCAAAAGAAAAATTACTTCTTGACAGAAGAATTGCAATGGATTCTTTTTCAGACGTTATGACAATGGAACTCGAAGATGTTCAGGAGTTACTCGAAGATGTCAAGAGTGCAAGGAAAGAATCAATTCAAAGATTAAACAACAGAAAAGAAGAAAGAAGACAGAAAGTAGAAGAAAAACAAAAAGAGTTTAATGAACAAATAAAAGACGACTTTGGTCAGCTATATGATGAGAACGGTAATCCACTAAACGATAACGGTCTTGAGAAGAATAAGCAGTTTATTAGAAAAGCATTTAAAGAAAAAGGATTATTTGGAGCGGTTACTGCATTCTTTAATCAGTTTAAAGAAGATGGTGTAAAAGATTTAACATCAAATGGTGTAGCTAAGTTTATGCAAAACTATGTTACTCACTTTAAAACGTTTACTAATATACTTGACGGAAATAGAGACGGAATGTTTACTGAAACATTTTTTAATGTGTTGAACGACTTCGATGAAAGAAATCTTCAAGGTGTTAGAAGAACCGAAAGTGATATGAATGCTATGACTAATTCTACTCACGGTAAAAAATGGACCGATTGGAAGTATTCATTAGGAACAGATGTTCAAGAGTTGTCATTTATAGATACAGAAACAGGTAATAGAACCTCAAATGTTTTCAATAAAGACCAAGCAATGAGAATCTATGCGTTATCTCTAAACCCAATTCAGGCAGAAAAGTTGGCTAAGATGGAGGTGGATTTAGAATTGGTTAAAACATTTATTGGTAAAGACAATCAAGAGTTGGTAGAGCAAACTGTAGATTTTTTAAGTAATAAATATTTTGAAGAGACCAATGCAGTTTACCAACAAGTAAATGATGTTAGTCTTGGTTATGTAGAAAATTACTTTCCTACAAGAACAATTAGTAAAGGAGCAATCACCAACGATATGATTCTTCAAGGAGAATTTAACAAGGTGTTTACTGCAGAGTTTTCACCTGCACTTAAAGAGCGTGTTGATTTAACAGGAGATGTTTTATTAGGCTTGTCTTTCAGTGAGGTTATGGAGGAGCACGTTAAGGCTATGGAGAAGTACAAAGCATATGCCGTAGGTGTTAAGGAAATGAACGCAATACTTCAGGACCAAGGAATACAAAACCTTTTAAACGAAACAGGTATGAAGCAATTGTTTTCAAGGTCGCTTAATTATGCCATTAATCCTGATTCGGGACCACAAGTAGAGAGTGCAGATGTCGTTACAAAATTACAATCTTTGTTTACAGGTTTTGCTTTAGCACTGAAATTGGTTCAGATTCCAAAGCAGATGTCTTCATTTATATTTGCGTGGCAAAAGTATAACGCATTGCCATCAGGTAAATATATCCCGGGGTTAGACACACTTGGGTTTATGAAAGACTATGCTGAGGTATTGTTGTTCTTAAGAAAAAATATTAAGGAAGCAAGAGAGATATCGGCAACTTTTGATAATCGTATCAAGCAAGGTTTAGAAGGTGATGTATTTGGTATTGAATCGGGTGGTAGAACTTTTAAGAAAACAAAAGCACAACAAGGTAGAAAGGGTCGTGCTGCAAGAGCATTTACAAAAGTAAAAGGTTTTACTACAGTGGCAGGGGATATCCTTGGTGTACTCGGATACAAAGCTTTATACAACAGACAAATCAGAAATGGTGTAGATAAAAATGAAGCACTTAGAAATTTCAATGACTATAACTCTACTCAGCAATCAAGAAGAGCAACAGAAAAAGTAGGACTTCAGCAAAGCACAGATGCTCTTAACAGAACGTTTACAATGTTTGGTAGTTCTTTATTTCTAATGATGAACAACGTTTACCAATCTTCTATGAATGTAACAAGCGACATTATGAAGGGTAAAATGCCTAAGAGAGAGCAGCTTCGTAAATTGCTTTTAAATTATTCATTAGCAAACGTTGCGTTTACCGCAGTGTCATACGCACCTGCATTACTTCACGGTAAAGATGGAGAGAAAGATAGAGCGTACAAAGCATTGAGAGATGCAGCGTTAGGACTTAACTTAATCTATGCTATACCTATTATGGGTTCTGCAATTGAAACGGCAATAGCATACGCTGAGAAAGATAGAAAGCCAATCTCTGATGTTGTAAACCCATTAACATCTGTAGTTAGGAAAATATTCAAGAGTATTAAAGATGTCAGTGGTCCTGATGGGTTAGTTCAAGCAACGAGAGTGTTGTTAGAAATTTATTCAGGAATGCAACTTGATGCACCAATAGGATTAATAAAACTTCTTGGTGGTAGTGGAGACTCGGATGATATGTATGATGCACTTGGTATTACACCATCTTACAGACCGGGTTATGGGCAAACTAAACCAAAGAGTAAAACTAAAAAGAAAACAACTACTGCAGAAGGTAAGAGAACAATAAAGGCTATTGACCCTGAGTTGTACGAAGAACTATACGGGAAAGAAAGACCCACATATGAAATCGAGCAGGAGTTAAAACAGATGAAAAAAGAAGTTAAAGATGAACTTAAAGACATATATAACTAATGCCATTTAAGAAAGTTGGTCCAAATAAAAACGTAAGTCCAAGTGGTAGGGTGTTCACTGATAAACAAGTGAAACTCTACTACGCAACTGATGGATTTAAAAAATCTAAGCTATCAAAGAGTTCAAGGAAAAGAAGAAGAAAGAAGAAGGATTAAGTCTACACCTTCTGATACTTTTAAGTAGCCTACTTCTTTTGATATGGTTTGTCTATCTGAGAAATCTGTTTGTTTAGGTAGGTCTCTGCGTGACCATTCTACTTCATATTGTTGCAAATAAAAACCCCAAACACCTTTAGGTGTGGAGTTTATATAAACAGGTATTGTACCATAAGTTGTACTACGCTCCATAAGTGAGTCGTATTTTTTTCTTTCTATAATTAATTCATCATAGTGTTTTCTTCTACACTTTAACTCTATATCTAAATTGTATTTGGAAGAATAACAATCATACCTACTGTTTGTAAATTTAGTAGGGTTTAAATCTTGTATAAAGTTTTTTTTTATAAATGCAAATAGCTGCTGCTCCGAAGCAATCTCTTGATAGTCATATGTCATCCTCAACTGATATTGAAATATCCTTTAAGATAGACTGCAACAATTTAATTTGTGATTTTAAAACCTCAAAGTCTCTATCCATTAGAGCCTCGTAGATTTCAGTAGTAGAGTCGTGAATGTTATCCATCAGGTAGTTGATGTGAGCGATACGTTCTTTGTCATACGCTGATGGGTCAGGAGCCATTCTATAAGGGTTCTTTTAATGTGTTTTTTGAGTCCATTGTTTGTAAGAACAAAGTTCCCATACTATTATTAATTGTTTTAATTGCTAAATAAATTCTACGAGACATTTTTTTAACTTCGTCTTTCTCTTTCCTTGTAGAGTCCGTACCAAGATGACAATGCATACTGCAATCCATTTCAAGAAGCCTGTCCTGCTTTCTTTTATTGGACCAAGTCTTATAGGAAAGTACCTTTTCTATTTCACTTGTCGTAAATACCATTGTAGAATTGATTTAATTTATGTAAGATTACATCTTCAGTTCCAACTCGGGTTCTTTCTTGTATCACTTTAAACAAGTCTTGAAGCCTTTTGTCTTTTTCTTGGAATTCTTTTAGACGTAAACTAAGCTTTTCTGTTTCCGAAGATAACTCTTTGTTTCTAATTCTCAAAGAAATTAATTCTTTTTTTAGTTCATTTTCTGACGCATAATAAATTGGGTCATAATTCTTATTGAATTCTGATTTAATTCTTTCGTAGTTATTACGCAGTTGAACATCGGTTTTTACATACCACTTAAAGTTTTTAAAGTAGTGTAGTATGGAAGCGTGGTTCATTAACATCGACTTCGCTATAACACTACAACCATACCCCGCTTCACCTAATATGGTAGCATAAATCATTTTAGCATTTACATTGTGTTGTACTCTGCTTCTGTCTTTTCGTACATCAACTCCTAAGAGAGTCTTCACTATCGTTCTCAGGTGGCTGAATTGTTCCTCCTTCAAGTATAAAGTTTCTAATTGGCTCATTTTTTATTATATGTGATTTGATTGAGTTGTTATTTGATATGAAATCTAAGTATTCATCTACTTCTATTTCATTAAGGTCTACTAATATAGGTCTTTCTGTTTCTTGTTTTAAATATTCAACAACAAAAAATATGGGTTCTTCTTTTTTTATTACACCTGCAACCTCTTGGGTCCATCCATTTTTTATTGGAAGAAACTCCATTACAGATACAGTTTGTCCAATGATTAAAGATGCATCATCAATACTGTAGTAGCTAAGCTGCTGATAAAACCAATCATCAACTTCATACGCTAACTCATCCTCTAAATACTTCAGTTGTAAATCCATATTTCTCTAATTCTTTTAGTCTATACTTTTGTAGTTCTGACACTTTACCTTTCGGTGTCTTGACTTCACTAAAGATTACATTAGAGTTTGGTGGTATAGCAAGAATATCCGGTATACCATTCTTGTTTGTCTTAACTAATTTTAATACATAATATCCTTCAGCTTCTAACTGCTTTATTCTTTTTGATTGTATTTGTTGTTCAGTCATCCGTTCTTTTTGTAATCCTCAAAGAAGCCTATAGCAACAATAAGGTTCATACTTAATGATGATGCAATCTCTATTACATCGTGATAGTTGTGAATAGACAGGTGTATGTGACCTACTACCCAAAAAGGTATTGCTAAGTTTTGACTAATCCAAATCAGTAAAAATCTTAAGAACCTCATATAACAAATATAAAATATTTTATTGGAAGTTATATCTATAGTTATGCCTTTCGACCTCTATCTTTTGATTTGAAAAGCAAGTCATTCCGTTTATATGACTATCGGTAGGTACAAAGTAATGCCATCTTTTTATGCCGGGGATGTAGTAGAAAAAGAATGCTGCTCTTTTCCCCGTGTTCTTTTCATAAATAACAGTTGCAGTATGGTCGCTTGTTGGTATAATTTCCTGCACACTAAAAGTTTCATTATTGTAGTTGTTCTTTCTTTCTTTATTGGAATACCTTCTACACACCTCATCAGTAAATGATTGTAGTTGTTTTGCTATTTGTTTATTCATATTATCTTTTTAAAATGATTTACTGTAAAGTCCTTCTTCTTTGATACTGCTTTATAAATATCTTTTTCTATTCCACCCTTAGCGAATATCCAATACACATCTGATTCCAATCTATCTTTAGTTGTCATTCTATCTCTTGACTGCCAATAGCTTGTAGCACTAAAGTCTATGTTATAATATACAAGTGCCTTTGCTTTTCGTAAGGATATACCCTCACGACCCGATACAATCTGTAAGGCTATAGACTTACTTGTGTCTTCAAAGACACTGAGTTCTGTGCACAGTTGGTCTCCGTATATCTTCTTAAGTGCGTTCAGTTCTTCTTTAAACTTATAGAAGATTCCAATCTTTACATCTGCAAAGTTGTCGTGTATGAATTGTGCTTTTGAATAATCTATAATTGTTGAGTTGCCTGACTCAAACTTAATGGTCCCTGAATATAATTGATGAAGCTTCATCATAAGCTTTACGGGAGTGTCTCCAAGTATAACTTCTTCCTTCCCTTCTACTACCCTATGTTTTTTTAATTGAGCCGTAAGCTTCTTTGTAATTGGCTCAACGTCTACCTCAAGTATGTGTTCACGAGTGTCTACCTTAAACCCTGCCTCTTTTTGTGAGTAAGAAATAGTATATGGTTTCATCTCATCAATAATCTTTTGATGACCATCGTGGTAATCATTTATGTAAAGAGAATTGATTTTTCTTTGCTTAACATTTACATACTGTTTAGAAAACTTATAAAAGTTTACAAAGCTTGAAAAGGGATTTCCCTTTATCCCATAAACTTGATGATACATCTGACTATAAGATTCAGGAGTAGGTGTACCTGATAACAGAATTACATTTGGGTTGTCTGATTTTTGTAATAGTTCTTTTACTTGCTTAGCACGTTTACTTGGTTTAGGGAATGCACCCATACTATGTGCCTCATCTAATATTACTAAATCAAAAACACCTTCCACTTTGTGTAATGATTCATAGTTTATAATTGTAATACTAAAGTCCGGGTTAAGTAAATCATAATCATTCTCTATGCTGCTGATTGCTTTCTTTTTAGTAACAAACAAAACATTTTTTTTATTTTTAAGTTTAGCTATACCTAAACTTGTAAGTGTCTTGCCTGTTCTAACCTCCATCGTTAGATATAAAAAGCCTTTTAATGTAAGTATTTCGCTTCCTTTAACAATAATTTTTTTCTGATATTCTCTGTATTTAATTTTTGATTTTTTATTTTCCATTCTGTCTTTGTAATATTCAAGACTTTCGATTGCTCTTCGCTCCACCTCTTCAGTATGTTCGTAGCATCTCTGCTCAACCATAACGGCATTCTTACCTCTTCCCGTTTTTACTAATTTGGTTTTAAATACTATTCCGTGTAGTAACTTTGACTGACGATACATCATCTCATCAGAGTAACCCGGTATTCTATCCATTACAAATCTTGTTTTTCCTGAATATATCTTTGTAACGCTGCACATCTTTTGTAGTCTTCTTGTTCTATAAAATAATTTAAAATTTTTTCTAAGTCCCTCATACCCGGGAACCTTTTAGCTATATTATGAGCGAAGTATGGATTCTTTCCATCCACAATTTCTTCCCAATCATATTCAAGTATGATAACATTAAATGAATTAATCATAGCGATATGAACCGTATCTATCATAGGTCCATTGATGATTGCTTAACCTTTGGTTTTACAATAGTGAACCATCTTCCGTTCATATCTCTTCCCTCTAACGGTTGAACACCGGTGGTGAATGAGCCATAGGCTACTAACCATCTATAGAATCTTGTTCTGCTTATTGTCATCTTAGCCTTTGGTCCGTAGTCAGGATACTCCCCTATGAAGTCGAAGTATAAATCTTGCATCATAAGTTTTGTGTCTACTCTTAATTTATCATTCTTTTGATGACCTTCAATAAGTCCGCACCATTCTATAAAATCGTGTGAAGTTTGTGCTGAGAGTTGTCTGATTTTTAGGTTGACAAATTTACTTTTAACTAAACCTGTAGTTAAGTAATCTTGTAGGCAGTATGTCATATAGTTATCGAACAAACACCATTCATCTTCATTCCATTCTGCAAAGAAATGCTTATTAAACTCATCAAGAGGAGTGAAGTTTTTATTGTAATGTTGGTGAAGTTCTATTTCCCATTTTCTTCTTTCAAAAGAATTACCTGCTCCCTTAATTGCATAGTTAGTTGTGATTGCAATCTTTGGAGATTTACTAAAAGGTATTTTGATAGCATCTTTATTTTTCTTTTCAAGAGTAAGTCCTTCTGTAACTACACTAAACAATCTTTCAAAATCAAAGTGCTTCTTTACATCATCGAAACAAAGTATCTGCGTGTCTGCTGATACCAATTGATATGGAAATGATTTTTCGAAAGCGAATGCTTTACCATCAATGACCACGAGTTTTTTCATTTGTGAAAGTGCGTTCATAAACAAACCTTTACCCGTACCTCCTTCGGGGTTGTCTGATATTACCTCATCATTCAATATGATTGCCGGGCAATAGCTTAAGTTTTTATATCCGTGCATCATATATCCAATGGTACTTTCCATTGTCTTAGTTCTGTCTCGGTCATTGCCACAAATATTTCCAATGAACACAGAGTAATCACATTTCTTTTCATCACAAATTTTAAACTTGCGATTAATGATATGGTCCTTCCAAACATAACCACCTAAGTCAAGGTAATCAATTGGTTCTATGTTTTCTTTTGTTATTTTG